AATCTTTGCTTCCTCTAGATTTCTAGAAGAAGTTTTCTTAATGAAAGATTTTACCTCTTCAATATTTTGCTCCACAAACTTTCCATCAACAAATATCCATTCTTTACCTTCCATGATGCCACGTACGTAAGCATCTGGTGCGGAAGGATCTGCGACAATATCAGCTGCCGTAGACAGCATGAAATCGTCTTGAACAACTTGAACACCTTCATTGTTTTGTTTAAGTGAACCCATTGCTCTTGAAGAAACACCAAGGTTTGCTCCGCCCTCTAAAAGACCACGAGCGATTAAACCATTTGGAGTTTCTAAAATCTTTGCTTTACCAATCCAATTAGTGCCTTCTTTACGAAGGTCAGTAATCATATGCGATACTAAATGTAAATTAATACCAGGACCATCTGGATGTCCTAGTTCACCATACGCACGATTGTTTTTAACTTGTTCTTTTAAGTAACGACCTACTTCTTTGTCCATTGTACTTTCTTTGTACATACGACCATTTCGGTTAACAATTTCTGACTGAAGGAAAACACCTTCAATAAAATATTGTTTACCTTTACCGAGTTTCTCTTCAACGATAAACTTAGTGTCTTGTACTTCTTCTCTAATTAGTTTCATAGTTAGACCTTATCTGGAGAACCACTCATAGTGGTAGAAGCACCAACACGAGTAACATCGTCGTAAGCACCGTAAGTAGCAGTTTCAACTTTAGTATCCCAACCAGCTAATTTACGTAGAACTAGATAACCAGTTGACGCAGCACCTGTTGTAGTGATAACAATATTTTGAGTATTCTGAATGCTATCACTAATACCATTTTGAGTTAAATCTAACACTGGAGCATTTTCAGGCGCAGCTGCTAGAATAGAAACACCATTTCTTACAATTTGTACGCCAGAAGTTAATAAACCCATTGCAATAAACTTAACAATGTTTACTGTTGGAGTATCAGAATTTCTTGCTTGAGTAGTGGCAGTTAGTGTAGAGATATCAATAGTTGCGGCAGTGTCAGTTGAACTACCTTCATACTTAATGATAGTCTCTTGGTTAGTGTTTCTGATTATTGTGGTTCTAGTGGCAGCCATCTTTATTCCTCTATTTGTTCAAGCACATGAAAGAAGTTCTCTTTTGACTCTCTCATATACTCGATAATCTCTGTTTGATTACCTAATAACTTATTTAGGATATCTTGCGTATCTTCATTAATTGCAACTGTAGAGTTGTCAGCAAGCACATAGTGAAGTTTACCTTCAACAACTCTATCAAGTTTATTCAACGAACGAATTTTTTGAACTACTGGATCAACACTAAACATATTTGAAGAAGCAAGTTCTACGTATGATTCTATTAATGTATCAGTAACTTTAATATCGTGATGTTCTTTAATAATACTGGCTACTGCATGCTCTGAAATTTCTTGATAAGTATCTTTTGTTATTTTGCTGGCCAGTTGGTGTGTATCGTAATCTTCTTTAATATATTTTCTTGCTTCTTCGATAGTCTTATGGTTAGTATTTAAACCATTAATTAAAATCTTACCTTCGTCAGTCTTTTCAATTAGCTGACGATAGGATCTAACACTTTCAACAATGTTAGATTTTTGAAGAGAAGATTTTAATTGGTAGTAATACATTAATCTTCGTGGTGGGTAGTTACACCAGTGTCGCCGTGCATTTTTAAATCTTGTTTATCAATTTGGGCTTTATATTTTTTGTGCTCTGGAGAGTTTACACCACCAAGATGTTTCTTAGCAAATTCATGATGGAAACCAGTATCACCACCAGTAGTTCCTTCTTCAGAATCTGCAGCCATATGACTGTGCTCATGAGTATCTTTTGCTGCTTCTGCACCATGGTGATGTTCAATTTGAGTCTTTACGTCATGGGCTTTCTTAGCATGAGTAGCCATTTGCTTATCTGATAGGTCAAAATTGTGACCATGGTTTGCGTTAATAGTGTGTTCAAAATGTTTAGCAGCTAAAACACCCAAAGAAGGTTTTTTACCTTCTTCAGAAATTTCTTCTGTTTCAGCAAACATAGTTTGCGCAACATCGGCACGCATATCATCTAAACGAGTTGCAATTTTTTCTGCCATTGCAGCATTAAAGGATGTTTCAATATCAGTAGCATCTTTATTAATGATTGCTGACACTAAGTTTAAAGTATTTTCGTTCATAAAATCTCCTTATTGACCAGCAGGTTTTGGTGCATCAGCTACTGGAGCCTCAGCAGCCTGTGGTGCATTTGCTTGTAAAAAATTCTGTTGGGCAGCTTGGGTAACACCAGCAAGTTGTCCAGTACGTTCTGCGTCGCTCATATGGTATTCTTCATCTTGATCCATCTGACTTTGCATTTCTTCAATTTCATCCTCAGTCTGCATAAGAACATTCTTCTTAACCCAGTCCATTGAATAAAACTTACCAAGATATGGTTCAATTAATTGTAGAGCATTTAAACGACCCATCAAGACTTCATTATCTTTTAACTCAGCGTAATGATTATCGATTACGTAGTTATAACGAATGTCTTGTTTAATTAATTCCCAGTCCTCTGGGCGCATAATATTTTTAGCAATTAACTGAACACGTAATGCGTCAGTAAATAGGTGACTAAACTTAGTGCGTAGTCTTACAATAAACTTATTAAACTTAACCTCGTCGCGACTAATTTCTTGCGCACGACCAATACTAAACCCTTGTTGCTCTTGAAGGCGACCAATTGGCACATTCAATGCACGATATAATTTTTGCTGGAAGTATTCAATATCCTGGATCTCACCAAGATTTTGACCACCTGGAAGTGTAGTAATTTCAGTACCCTTACCACCTTCACGACGTGGCATCCAGAAGTCTTCCATCATTGACAAATGGCGACGATCATCTCTGACCTCACCAGTTGTTGCATCATAAACAATCTTGTTACGGAACTTGTTCATGATATCATTGACGTATTGTTCAGCCTTCAACTTTGGAAGGTTACCTACGTCAACATAAAATATTCTACGCTCAGGAGCACGACTAATACGATAGATAACCAAACTATCTTCGATCATCTTTAATTGGTTAGTTGGCTTAATTGCTTTATGCAAATAAGACATCATCATGCCACTATTGGCATCAAAGAAACCAGAAGGAACATAAACAACAGAGTCAAGCGATAACTTAACACCTTGAGTTGTTTGTTCAGTAATACCTTTGTCATTGTAAAGATAGTATTCTTGTATTTCTTTTACAACTTCAACACCTTGAGGAGTTCTTGACTTAATTACATTTTTAATCCTACGAATTTTACGTGGATCAATGTAACGTAACTCAACAATTCCTTGTTTTAAATTCTTTTCGTCTAATAGAATATGAAAGTATAAACGTCCATCAACATACCAAGTTCTAAAGATTTCATGAGCACGATCTTGGAATTTTAATAGTTTTAATACTTCATCAAATTCAATACGAATTTTTTTCTTAATATTTTCAGAAACATCAACGTCATCTAAATTAATAGTAACTGTTTGGTCTTCTTCATCATATACAACTGCTTCACTAACGATATCTTCAATAGCACCATCACAATCGCTGTAAGTAGCTACTTCACGATAACGACGGATTAAGTCATTTTCATTTTTAATAACACCATCAAGATCCATGACCATACCGTAGTAACCACCAGCATTTACGCCAGTGTTTACTACAGTTGATCCATCTTGAGGATTTGGTGCAACGATACTATCGAGTGCACTTTCCTTTTTACGTAATATCTCGAATCCAAATAACTGCATTATATAAAACCCTCAGGTTGTTAAATATTAAAGTGGGAAACTACCAACTGGAGTGTCAATAGAAACATTAACTCCAAAGCCAGCAGCTGCGCCAGTAGCAGATGTAAAGAAGTTGTATTGGAACTCTACATCAAACTGTTCAATAGCATTTTGTTGTTCGTAATCTAAACCGATTGCAGAAACAGTAGTTGGGTAAGCATCAACAAACTTGTAAGTTTTGATGATTGAACCACTACGATCTAATTGATGAACTTGCAAGTCAACTTGGTAGTCTTCAGGATTAACACGACCAGAAGTAGTGTCATAGTTCTGAATACCAGATTGCCATTGCTCTAGTGCGTTACGGATACCAAAAGTAGTATCGTTGTAAATTGTCACAGTCCATGGTTGGAATGTACGCTCACCAGCAAAGTTAACAGGGCGACCACGATAAAGAACACCAATGTTCTCGATAGTAGAAGCAGGTAACTGAGCAGCTTTGCACAAGAACTGTGCACGCTGACCAGCTACTGGACCAAGTGTAACAAAACTTGGGAAGGTTAATTCAACACGGAATTGGTTAGGGCGAGCACCGCCACCCAACATCTGCGCTTTAAAATCAGCAATATTTGCCATTTAATTCTCCTTAATTCTTTCTATATTTATCTACTATTAAGCACCGATTTCAGTAAAGCTGATAGAAGAACGAGCAGCGATAAAGTTCAGAGTAATGTAGTTAATAGAACGATTTGGTTTAACGTAGATGTCAGCAACAAAGTTATTAGAATCAATAACTTCACCAGTGTTATTTGTACCATCACAAACAACCTTGAAGTCAGTGATACCACGACGACCTTGTACATTACGTAAGAATGGTTCTACTAGGTTACGGAACTGGGCTTGAGTAAAGCTGTCGTTGAATTCAAACAACTGGAACTTAGCAGCAGTTGCAATTGATTTTTCCATAACGATAAACAAACGACGTACGTTAATACGATCGAAAGCAGATGGTTTAGCAAGCAATGTCTTGTCGCCGAATAGAACAGTACCTTCACCTGGGAAAGTAACAACTGGGTTAATACCAGCAGCGTAAAGAACATCGCGATCTGCTTTAGTTGGGTTGATAGCCAATTTAACTACGTTCTTAATTTGACCACGATTTAAACCACCTGGAGAGAACCAAGGATCGTTAGTGTTATCAGTACGAGCGCATAGACCAGCTACGTCACCATTCAATGGAACGAAACGATATACGTCATTATAACGATCGTATTGATATTTGTATCCTGAGTCCATTACAGCATATGAAGAACTTGGTAGTAAATCACGGTATGCTTTAATAGCAGTAGTAGCAGTAGAACCAGTACCAGTGATAACTTCACCAGTGCTAGTATTCTGTGGAGATACAAACGCTACGCAGTCAAGACGAGTTTCGCAGATGTTAGAGATAACATAGTTTGCTACAGTTGCAGTAGCAGCGCCAACTGGAACTAGAGAGATATCATATGTTGCATCATCAGCAAACAGTGCCCATGCGTTCATTACGTTTGCATCAGAAGATGCTAGGTCATCAACACCACCAGATAGTGAGCGAGCAATAGGAGCAGCTAAGTTAACAAAAGTCTTAGCGACAGCAGTAGTGCCCCAGTTTGTTCCAGCTGTTGGGTGATCCATCCAGTAAACATATTTAGAGTCACTATTGATTACATTTTTGTAGTAGTTAGTTGAGCCATTTGAAGACTTAGCATCAGATGCTTTAGATAAGTAAGCAAATTTTTCTAGAACAGTTCCAGGAGTACCAGTCCATAGACCATCTTCATCAATAACGATTACGTGAACTTCATCATTAGTACCACCAACGCTAGTAGCGTATGTAGAAGTAGATGGAGCAGTATTAAAGTTATCTTTGGAAGCCCAAGTAGAGAAACCTACTGAGTCACAGATAGAAACTGATAGAGAGTTACCTAGAGAACCTGGATACTTAGCAGCAAATTCACCAACAGTACCTTGACCGCTAGCAAAAGAGTTTAAGTAATCAGTGCTATTATTGATCTTAACACCACCAGTAGTGATAGAAGAAGTAAATGTAGCACCAGAACCAGAACCACCAGTAATAGAAACAGTTGGAGCAGTAGTATATCCAGTACCTGGATTAGTAATAGTAATACTTGTAACGCTTGAAGCTGCAATTGTAATAGTGCCAATTGCACCATTAACACCAGAACCTACGTTACCAAGAGTAGCAGTAGGAGCAGAAGTATATCCTGAACCACCAGAAGTAATAACGATAGCAGTAATTACGCCAGAAACAACAGTAACTGTACCAGTAGCAGTAGTACCAGTAGCAACTTGAGGTGCGCTAAATGTAATAATTGGAGTAGTGTAACCAGTACCACCAGTAGCAACAGTAACACCAGTAACAGCACCACCAGAAAGAACAGCAGTACCAGTAGCTTGGATACCACCAGTAACATCTGGTGCGCCAAAAGCTACAGTAGGAACAGAAGTATATCCTGATCCTGGAGCACTTCTAGTAACAGAAGTTACAGTACCTGATAATGTAGAAACCGCATTACGTGCATTAGTAGCATCTGCGCGAGCAACTAATAGTGCGTTTGTATAAGATAGGAAGTTGGCTGCAGTAAAGAAAGATTTAAAATTTCCATCAGCTGGTTTACCGAAGATAGAAACGAGTTCATTCTCTGAAGTAACCTGAGTTGGGGACATAACTGGACCCCATTGGAAAGCGCCAGCAAAAGCACCACGACTAGTAGATACTGCTGGAACGATCGCTGAAAAATCTTTTTCTACGACTGCAACGCCTGGAGATAATTGGAAAGGCATTGTAATTCTCCTTGTTAATAAGTTTTACTTTTAGACAGAAATCTTGTCTACCATTTATTTAGTTTTTCTTGGTTTTCTCAAAAATTAAGTGGTTCTTTATCGCCATTTCCATCATCATAGAACCCAAACGGAGTAAGTTCATCTTCAATCGCTTGAATCTGCTTTTCGTACATAATTGTTCTTAGGTTAATGTTATTTAGGTCTTTAAAATACGGCTGAGTTGTTAACCAACCGAATAGAACTAAAGGCATTACCAAGTCATCATGATATCCTTCATCTGCTTCATAAGATCCTTTTTTCTCAATAAAAGTAGAGATTTCAGATATCGTATCCGCATCAGTAATTAATAGTTTATTTTCTTCGACTAAAGACTTGAAGTTATGACACCCAATTCGTTTAATCTTCTTGTCGGTATTAACCCCAAGTTGAGTTTTACCCCCACCGAAACCAGCACCAACATATTGCCCATTTGTGTGTCTATTTACGAACAAAATATTCTCATACTCTAATTCATTGTATAAGATATGGGCTACTTGTTCGCTTACGTTAATCTCAATTAAGAGATATGCTTCATTATATTCTTTACCTATTTTGTATAAGATATTAGGATACAATAAAGGACTAATATCATTCTTTCTATATTTTGCAACAATTCTATATGGTGATTCAGTAATATCAACTACTTGGAATGCTGAGTAGTCACCACCAACACCTTTTGCTACGTCAGCAACCAAACAATATGTATGACCCTTTTGTGGTCTTACATAAACATCTAATCCATCTTTTTCGTGGATCTTTGGATCTATTGGCATCTTAGCAATAACATCTGCTGATATCAAAGTTAAACTAGAACCAAGAAATTTACAAGTAACCTCTTGATTATATTTAAGTTCACCAAGCATTGCTTTCTGTTCAGCTGCCCACTTCTCATCACGACCTGGAATTTCCCAATAAGGAATAAACAATGGTGTAAATCCGTTACGACCATTCTCAGCGTCATTCCAGAATTTCCAGAAGTGATTATAACCAAGTGGTGTTGAACTTAATAAAATTTTTGTTGTTTCACCAGCAGAAATAGTTGGGTAAACAGAAGTAAAAAATTCTTCAGCTACGTTATTAGGAATAATTGCAGCTTCGTCAACGTATAACATATTAACAGACTTACCACGAATACCAGAAGTTGATGTGGCAGCAGTAAATACTTTTGAACCATTCTCTAATTCAATGTCACCCTTGTTCCAAGTAGTAACACCTTGTTGCATCCATATTGGAAGCATCTCGTACATAGTTTGGTAACGATCTAAAACTTCTCTTGCAGATGGTGCTTTGTTTGCCAAGATCGCTACGGTTTTACTCGCTTGAAATAAAGTATACCATAAGATATATGCGGCAGAAGTAGTTGTCTTACCTTGCTGACGTCCTTCCATAAGAATAATACGTCTGTTATTATGCATAACATGTAGTTTATTCTTCTGACAATCATATAACTTAAACAACTGAAGACCATGATCAAGAGTAACAATATAGCAGTAGTTCTCAATAAAATAAATGTAGTCTTGAGAACACTTAATATACTCTTGAATGTTCTCTGGTGTAAAGTCAACTTTTACACCTGCAGCTTTTAAGTTCGAATTCGAATTATATATTTCAGCCAATTATAATCCTTGACCAGTCCACTGCTCCGAAGTAACTGTTGCGGTAGTAAAATCACCTTGAGCCACATAAATTCTATTTGTTCCAGTCACTTCATTCTGTCCAATGTTTGCATTAACCTGAGTAATAATACCCTGACCAGATACTGGACCATATAGATTAAGTTTCATTTGAAAAGTAAGAGTATGAGTTACAAATCTTCTTTCAGTAAATGCGCCATCATATTCATCAACAACATTGACGCTTTCTAAAACAATAGGAACATCCGTAGTAATGCCCATTTCAGGAACAACATTAAGTGTTAATGTATATTCTGGAGTAAAGGTAGGAAGAATCTGCTCAATAATTTGTAAACCATCTTCTTGGGTTTTTGTCAAAATATAAAGAGAGATTTCTACATTATATGGAACTGCTGTATATACAGTTGGTTTAGTTGTATTTGAAGAATCTGATGTAATCTGCTGCATACGATTTAACTTACGAGTAGAATCGTATTGATAACTATTAATTTCAAATGACATTCTTGGCAAAGAAATCATAGTTGTGTTGTTTTCTAAATCAGATTGCTGATCTAAACGAACTAACCATTTTTCTTTTGGCGCATATGACAGTGGTATTTGCAAACGCTGAATGGTGTCACCAGTAACAGAGTCGCCTTGTTTACGATCAATATAAATGTCGCTAAACAAACGTCCGAAAGCAACTATGGCTTTACGTATAGTTCCGTGATAATATACATTTCCGTTAAGCATTGTTTATTTCCCCAAACGGATTATGTTCATCAAAATTTAATACACCAGTTGCCGCAGATTTGAATGCATTATTTTCACCAAATCCGTCAGAAGATTTATTAATATCGATATCTAACGTACAAGTTGCTGCTGCGCCAGTACCACCACCACCTACAAAACTTAGTGTTGGTGCGATTTGATAACCAGTCCCAGCATTTGTAAGAGTTATTCCAGTAATCTTATTAAGATTTACTCCAGAGGTTCCTCTAATTGCGGTGGCTGTAGCACCAAGACCAGAAGAACTTGTAAAAACAACAGTTGGCGCAGAAGTATAACCTGAACCACTATTAGTTAATGTAATGGTATCCACACGACCATGACTATTTCTAGTTGTATTAGTGCTGAATGTTTTAAGAGATTCAAACGCATCCACTTCAGCGATACCAGTATCAATTCTTTCTGAAGAGTATTGGAAGAGTTCAACTTGTAGTTTGTAAACATATAGTTTACCAAGCTGATAAAATGGATCTAGGTGTTGAACAAATTTAAGTTCAAATAAACCACCAGTTAATGGGAAATAAATTAAGTCACCTTCATTTGGGCGAGAAGGAATTGTTGTTGCGCCATAACGACCAACTAATTGATTCCAACGTCTACGAGCAACTACTAGAGTTGCAGACTGCTCAATCATTAAACCAAACTTCTGAATAAACGCACCCTGACCACCAAACGAGTCTACGTTCTCAAAATACATTTCAATAGGAAATGCAGTTTTAAATTGAGAAAGGCGATCTTCACCGAGAACATTATCTTTAGAAACTAAAGATCTTGGGATGTAGAAAACCTCATTACCATAAATCTTTAATGATTCAATGATAATATCTTCAATTAGGTACTGTTCGTTTTTAGTACCCTGAGAAAAGTAAACATTTACTGTAGACATCTTATCCTAAGAAGAATTCTAACGGAGCGGATTTATTTTGTAATTCGTCTTCTAAGATTTGAATTTCATTCATGGCTTCAGCATATAACTTATCACCATCTAATGTTACGCCACCTGGAAGTTGAAGACCTGTAAATTTTTTAAGGTTAGTGCCCCATTGACGTTTAAATTGAGCCGTAGTATAACGCTTAATCCAGTTTTCATTCCATACTTTCGAGAACTCAGCTGGATCTAAAGCACGATATGCTTGAACGATAATATAATCGCCTAATTGAACATCAGTTGCCCAGTTAATATCTAGGTAAAGGCGATTTTGTAAACGATTGAAACGATATAACGTATGACCATTTAATTCTAAGTCTAATAGAGCCAAATGCGACATAACAGTTTTAAAATAAATGATTGATGTAGAAGTTAAATCATACAAATCATTTAAACGTAATTGGTATTGTAAGTCAAAGATATTCTTTGAAGAGGATGACATACCAATAGATAGCACTTTTTGTACACCGTAAACAGCGTCAGGAATATCTATGTATTTCTTATCGTACTCACCAAGCACACAAGGAGTACCTGAACCAAGAGTTGCAGTAATAGCACCGCTGGTAATAGTTTCACCAGCAACGAAAGTTCCAACTACGTTCTTAACGATCAAATTATTACCAGCAGAAACAACTGAGGTTTCTCTAGTAACTGTTGCTTTTGCGCCAGAAGTTCCGCCAACGATTGGTTGTTCTAAACCAAACGATGCAGCGTTACCTGTTGTAAGAGTAATAGTTGAAGCGTGAATTTGACACTTAAGATAAATCTGCTCGATACCCTCGTAGTGATACAGACGCCAATAATCCAGCACCTGATCAATACGGTCTTCTAACTGATCATCATCTACGTTAATCTCCAGTACTGGAGCACCTAGATCTCTGAGGCAGTATTGTTTTAGATCTTCTCTAGAAGCTGGAATTGCCATTTAATTATACCTTGAATAGAGTACACTCACCCTTGATTGTAGAAGTTCCACTTGCGGCAGTGGCAAATATTGTTAGAGTACCAGAACTAATAGATGCCGTGAATGTAGTATTTGTAGTGGCAGTTTGAACATCTAAACCAACCAGATAATTTTCAGATAGAGTTACTGTAGTACCATCATGAACAAACATCAAACGACAGATTCTGTATGATGTACTATTAACAACTTGCATTTCAATAACACCAGAGCGATACGTGGCAGTAGCAACAGCCAGTATAGAAGTTGCAGATGTGCTAGAAGTAGTCCCAGTGAACAATCTGCGTGTTGCTATATCGTCTTCAAGTCTCCAACCAGTACCTGTATTCCAGTCAATAATCTTATCAGTAGTACCTTTAAGAGTAATACCACCGCCAGCAGCAGTAGTATTATCTGGAGAAGCAACAACACCAAGTTCAATATTTTTATCTGCTACTGTAATAGTAGTAGAACTTATAGTAGTTGTAGTTCCAGAAACTGTTAAGTTACCAGCAATAGTGACACCAGCATTGGTAATACCCATTGCTTTCTGAGTACCATTACCAGCTACGTTCTGAACATAGAATTCTAATTCACCATTGGCAGCGCCAGCAGAAGTTTCTGCTTGGATGTAAGTATATTTGTTTACAGAAGAAACGCCACCAAGTGAAGACCAAGCACCAGAAGAATAACCCTCAAAACCAACAGTGGTTGAGTTGTAACGAATCATACCAGTTGCTGGAGTCCATGGACGTTGAGTAGTACTACCAACTGGAACTTGTAAATAACCAAGAGCAGTAATACTAGTAATAGTACCAGCAGTCGGAGTTGTACCACCAGTAACTGTAACAGTAATACTTGTTGAAGAAACAATACTTGCAACTACTACGCTAGTAGGTGAATTATATAACGATCCAGTTCCTGCCGTTGCAATAAGTTGTTGACCAACAGAAAGACCAGTAGTTGATGAAATACCAGTAACTGTAACTGTCCATGGTCCAGAGCCACTAATATTAGGAGAAGTAATTGTACCACCACCATAACTACCATTACCCATTATTAGGTTAGTTAAACCAGAGAATGTTGTTACTGTTCCACCAAGAGAAACCGAGCTAGAACCAATAGTAACCTGACCAGCTGCCCAAGTAGGAGAATAACCAGCACCTGCTGATTGTAAGAACGTACCAGATGCGCCAGCAGTAATAAACGAGGTTACCGATGTATCAGATTGAATCAATAACTGACCAGCAGAACCACCAGTAATGTTGGATGCAGAAGTAGCAGTAGTAGCAGTACCAGCAGTAACAGAGGAAGCATTAACCCAAACTGGAGAACCTGTACCACCTGAAGTAAGGATCTGACCAGAAGTACCTGCAGCAGAAAGACCTAATCCAGAAGCACCAGAATAAGCAACAGCTCCAGCAACTGCTGACAATGAAGACCCTGTGCCACCATATGCCAATCCAACAGCATTACCAGTCCACACAGAACCAGTACTGAAGGTTTTATTAAGCGCAGTTTGGGCAGTAGTAGTGTTCAGCATAATCGCTGCGCCACCACCAGTTACACCATCGTGAAGTCGGATTGTTTTTACATCGGTATCGATCGAGATCTCGCCATTTGCCCCAGTGAACGCATTGTTCTGGGTAGTAGTTCCTCGTCTAAATTGTACTTGTGTTGACATAGTCTTCCTCTATTTTTGTATATTTATGCCTGTGCTTCAGACCAGAATAAGTTAATGTTAGTGTTAGAAGTAGTTGCTGAAAGATTCTTAACAACTACCGCAAGAACGTCTGGACCATCTGGGTAATTTGAATAACCACCAATCGCAGAGTTTGTTAATTCTTTTAGGTTTGACAAGTCAATCTGCGCAAACCCTGCAGGTTGACCCAATGTACTAAAGTTTTGCTCACCTGGAGTTGCTGCAGTAGTAGTACTTGTAGAAACTTGAGCAAACGAAGGTTGAGAACCTAAAGCAACAGTATTAACCGCATTCCAAGTTAATGATGAAGCATCAATATTACCTGGATTTAAAATACCGTATACCTGAACAGACTGATCACCCTGAACTTGTAACTGCTGAAGCAGTAACTGTGATCGGTTAATCAAGTCACGATCTCCGAACTGACCAGCAATTGAGTTTGAAACAGATGGCGCCAATCTCAAGAAGAACGCAGTTTTAGATTGTCCACTTGATAATGTAATACCTGTTGCAGCATAGTTAAAGTAGTAACCACGATCGCTATCAAAACCACCATCCATAATATAAGAAGAACCCCAGTGGTTAACAATAGGTGAACAAGTACAAGTAATTAAGGTTACTGCAGTATATCCATTGCCAACCGCATGACTTGCAGCTGCGCCACCACTAAATGTCTTAGTAGAGCCACCAACAAACATTGAGAAAGATGCGCCACGAGTACAACCAGTTAATGTATTATCTGTTTTACCAGTATAATTAATATATTCGTTATCAATAAGAATTGTTCCACCAGTAGCTGGGAAACGAGAAGCATCATATAATACAACTGAAGTAACAGAACTGTTCATTGCAGTCGCTAAACGATCTCGGGCAGATTCATTGATGGCTTGATAACGAACCGCACTGTTACCAGTACGCATATATGCTTCATCATTAATGTTGTTTTGTTTCATACGATGAACAGGGATCATGTTACCATCTGGACCACGTAGCATAAAGTCAATAAAACCAGCACCATACCAAGAGAATGAAACTCCCAACATTTGCATTTTATTTAAGTTTACTGCGTAACCAGAAATACCAGTACCATCAATCTTATCAAAGTTAAATTGAGATTGTGGAACACGAGTATCGATAACTTGAGCAATTTTAATACCTGAAGAGTTATTAACACCACGATACTCTGGGTTAATAGTCATTGTAGTATCGTCAGTAATAGAACCGACACGATATGTCATACCACGAATAACAATAGTATCACCTTGTTTTAACTGTTGAGTAAAACGAGTTGATGTTCCAGTAATTGCTTGAGAACCAGCAGTAACAGAAACGAATCCAGATAACTGATAAGTTGCAGAACGCTTAACAACTGCTAGTTCCTGACCATCAAATTCCCAGAATAATCCGTTTTGATCATCGAATGGACCGCATCGAGTAGTTGCGCCGATCCAGTTTTTAACAGTAACACGTGGTAAGTTAGTAATAACAGCAGAAGTGCTACCAAGAACTGCTTGGGCATTAACTGTGAATGTAGATTCATTAACAATAGAAACTACACCATATGTACCATTGTAACCAGAAGTAACAACACCTGCAATTTCAACAGTACAACCAGCCTGTAAGCCATGGTCAACTTCAGTTGAAACTGTAATAACCGAACCAATAGTAGTTGCTGCTGCAGAAATTTGATCAAGGTTTATAACTGGATTGAAAAGAACACCAGAAGTCCAAAGAATGCCTTTACCAGATTGGTAACGCATATATTTCTTAGTTTGACGAGAAACAGATGCGCCATGAGAGGGTAAGAATGTACCAATGTTAACACCACCATCAAATGGTCTATGTTGAACATAAGCATCAGAACGAGTATATGTTGTAGCAACAATACCAGAGTTTTGTACTGCACCACCAACTCGAGCAGTAAATGTAAACGTAGTTGCAGATGGCACTGTTTCAACGAAGAAGTTACCATTCATTAAAGTATGGTTTGTTCCAGTAGAAGTAACAGTATTAACAATAGGCGCACCAGCAATTAAACCATGGTTTGCTGAACAAGTAACTGTAATCTTAGAAGGAGAATTAGCATCAGAAACATAACCAGTAATTGGTAAACCAGAACCAGCATAGAAACCACCACGACGTGCGTAAGTAGATTGGTTATAAACAGTAGTTCCGTTAGTTCCTACAATACCTTTGGCAATATAAGTGAATGATGTTGTATCAGGAACGCTATTAATAACGAACGCACCTTCAGCACGAGCAGCAGCAGAAGTTCCTGCACAACCAAAAACAATAACTGGAGTGGCAACTGAAAGACCGTGCGCCTGTGAACAAGTAACAGTCATAACAGATGGATTACCGCCATCAGAAGTAATATTAGTTACGAATAAGTCAAGACCTGGTTTTTCGTAGATACCTGGAATACCACGGATATCTGAATAGTTCTGCCACTTAGTAGGTTGTAGACCATATTCAAAGTCAGCGTCAATTAATGATTGTGGATTAGCAACACGCTGGCGTTCAATAGCATCAACACCAAAAGCGTATGGACGAGTAATGTTACCAACATATTTTGGAGCATCAGAATAAATCGCCAACTTATCAGTTGACAACATTGTTGAAGTATCGGCTGCAAAAGTTACAGTAGTTACACCAACTTGTTCAGAGTACTGAGCAGTACCACCCATAAAAGTAGTATCAGTAGCATCATATGCAATTGTACCATTCTTTGTTGGGTCACCAATAGCGTAGATGTTTGTTTGCTGAGTTTTGTTCGCAATAATCAAAAGCTGAGTTAAGTCAACTTTACCAGGAAACTTAACAGTTCCTTATCCCGCTACGTTTGGAGAGAAAATATATTTTTCAACTAACTGACGTGCCATGTTATATCCTTAGAATCCGAAAATAATTGAGTAACCAAGATAATCTGATTTTACAGATTGGTCAAGGTTGTTAATAGAAACAATACCGTCTAATCGCAATACACCGCAATCATACGAAAGTGGAACTGAGCCACCGACTGAGCCTAGATCTTCTGTTGCAATAATATTTGAGTCATATACATAACCAAGATCTGATGTTGCTTGCGCTGCAAAAACTGCAGAAGAACCAGAAGTACCAGTATATCCAATTTGGATACCACCGCTGGTATTAGTAATCTGAATATATGAACCAGAACTAATACGGTTCAGAGTAAATCCATTTGAGGAATTACCAATTAATATTTGGC